TCAGGTCGTTCTTCCAATATATCGGCAAACCCTTTTGCTTGAAACTTAATAACTTCACCAGTTTGTTCATCAGTCCATGTGTACCATGCACCACTTACAGTTACCAACTTATATGTTTTCATAGTGTTTAACCACGAACCATATCTATCGATACCTCTATCAAAGTAAATTTCAAAATCAGTAGAACGAAGTGGAGGACCCATTCTGTTCTTGACTACTTGGGCTCTAACTTTCATACCAAGTATCTTATCTAGTCCATCCACTTTCTTCTTTATTTGACCCGTACCCTTTAAACGTAACCTAACGGAAGAGTGAAATGCAAGAGCCTTACCACCACTTGTTGTCCAAGGGTCACCGAAAGGCATTGCATTCATTTTCTGACGAAGTTGGTTGGTATAAACAAGACATATTTTCTGTCTACCAATCATATTAGTAATCTTTCTCATCGCTTTGGAGATAATAATGGCTTTGTCAGTAGCATACCCATCTTTACCGTAATCAGCCGATAATTCGGTTGTGGTAGATGCAGCTGCAACAGAGTCAGTCACGATAGTTACTAATTTATCTTTGTCAGTATTCCGTACTTTTTCAATTATGGTTTCGGTAAAATCGAAGATTTGTTCTACTGAGTCCGCTGATACATAAAGAAGTTTTGAAACATCTACACCGATTGCTTCTAAGAACTCTCTACTTACCGCGGTTTCGGTATCAATCAATACTGCTACTCCACCTTGTTTTTGGGTTTCCGCTAACAAGTGAGCAGACAGTAAAGATTTACCACTTTGTTCTAGGCCAGTTATTTCTACAATCCTTCCCACAGGCAATCCACCGTATGGTCTGTTTGAAATTGCAACATCTAACATTGCACATCCTGTTGATACCCAACCAGAAACATTGGTTGGTGCTTCTTCGGAGTCTAAGAAAAATGCTACTTTTTCACCTTTTGATTGTTTATTAAGAGATTCAGCTAATACATCAGCTAAATCTATCTCTTTTGCTTTTTTGGCCATAGATTATTTATCCGTTAAATAACTCATCAAACGCAGAAGCTACATCATTTGTATTAGATGTTTGTGTTTGTTGAGAAGTTGTTGTTTGTTGTGCTGGTTGAGTAGTTGATAAAGTTTGTTGTGTAGCTGATGTTTGACTACTATCTTCACCACCACTTGGATTTAACCAACCTTCCAATACATCTTTTAGTTCATCATAAGATAACTCTTGATACAAGTCTGTAATTTCTGTTTGATTTTGTAACAGATTTTCTACTTGTTGAGAATCTTCTACTAAAGGAGTTTCTTTTGGTTTTACTCGAATAGTTGTTGTTGGATAACTTGTACCCGCATCTTCAGCTGAAGTATATTCGATTGTTAAATCACGACCATTTACAGGATCTGTAATATCACCGTAATCAGGATCTGCAATATAACCAAGAATTTCTTGATATACAGTTTTACCAAATCCCCAAAATTTAACTCCTTCACCTTCCTCACCTCTTACAATAACAGGTACGAAAGTACGAAGTTTTGGTTCCATTTGTCTTGCTGCTTTATAGTCTTCCTTATCACCCATTCTTTTTAGTTTGTCTGAAAATTCCACAATAGGGTCAGGTCTACCAAAAGATTGAGGGGAAAGGTAAGTTTTGTTATTCACATTATAGTGAAAATATAACTCGATGAATGGATTGTCTGGATTAAATTTGTAAGGAACGATTCTAACTTGATGTTTACCAGGAGTTGGTTTCCAAAGAGAATCAGATTTACGTTGAGTGTTTTGCAGTTTGTTCAGTCTGCTTCTGATAGCGTTTATATCCATTATTTTACCTTTTATGTTTTAATGTTTATTGTTTAAATACAACCGATTTAGTTGTATATATACATATTAATAAAGTAATAAATTGACAGATAAATGTCAAATTATTTAGCCCATTTTTTGTTTTTTACAATCTGTCCTATGATACCATAGACAGACAAATCAGATAATGTATCTTGTACAGATTCAGCTACTAAATCAATTTTATTTAATACAACAAGTTGCTTTAGTCTTTGTACTTTATCGTTCATTCTAAACCACAAACCTTGCATAGCTAACTTAATATCAGCATGAGTTTTTAAATCAGTTCCTACCGAAATATTATCAGGTCCATAGTTTGATTGTTTAAGACAAAATAGTTCGTATTGTGTCCACATTATTCTTTTAAACTCATCGGTCATCTCAGGATATTTTTTTTCAATCTCTTTGATAACTAAAGGATGGTCGAATTTGACAAATGATAAG